TTGTTCGTCTTCTATTTCTTCTTTTAACCTAATATCTGAAGGTGCTGTCCATGTAGTTGCACCATGTGTAAGCTGTGAGTCATTAGAACCTCTACCTAAAAGAGTTGCATCATCAGTATGACCTGACAAGTCATAACCTATAATAGTTCTATAAGAACTTCCAGTTCCACCACCATTAGTTAACTTACCAATAATGACATTTTGTCCACCAACAGTTATATCATCACCTGCCTGCATACCAAGAATTGTATTATTAGAACCAGTTGTTAGTGCGCCTGCTGCACTTCTACCGATAATAACATTGCTATCTCCAGTTGTTACAGCAGTACCTGCGTTCCAACCCATAGCAGTATTATCGCTTGGAGTTGACAAATCATCCAAACAAGACCTGCCAACAGCAGTATTTCTACTTGCTGTTGTGTTGTTATATAAAGCACCTGAACCAACAGCAGTACAATCACCACCTGTCGTATTTAAAGTTAATGCATCTAGTCCTAAACCTGTATTATGTCCACCAGTTGTATTAGCGCCTAAAGAATTTTTACCAAAAGCACTATTATTGCTGCCTGTAGTATTATGATCTAGTGCTTGGTAACCTACTGCTGTATGACTCACTCCTGTAGTGTTTCTTAATAAAGCACTTCTGCCAACTGCGGTGTTGTCTGCACCAGTAGTATTTAGTGCTAAAGCTCCTGCTCCTACTGCTGTGCCATTACTGGCTGTAGTATTTCCATTTAATGCACTTTCTCCGAAAGCAGTATTAAACCCACCTGTAGTGTTTTGACCTAAAGATGCGTAGCCACCTGAAGTATTGTAAGTACCAGTTGTATTAGCATCTAAACATTGAGAACCTACTGCTGTGTTATTCGTACCTGTTGTATTTCCAGCTAAAGCACTTCTTCCTACAGCAGTATTATGTTCACCTGAAGTATTAGCATTTAGTGCTGCTGCTCCTAAACCTGTATTATCTGAACCTGTATTGTTATAAAGAGCTTCAGTTCCTAAGGCAGTAATAGCAGAAGCAGTATTTAATTGACCTGCTCTTCTACCTATCAAACAATTTTCTGAATTAGTAGTTCCTGATGCTCCTGCATCAATACCAATGTAGACATTTCTTTGCCCTGTAGTTGTTCCTGCACCTGCTCCTTTACCAAAAACACTATTGTCATCACCTGAAGTTAAAGCTGCAAAAACATCTATACCAACTCCAGTATTGTTATTAGCTGCATCTATCGTGCCTGTTGTAGTGTCACCAATCATTATTGATGAAGTGCCAAAAGTTTTACTTGTAATTCCGTTTACAGTTGCTACTGCATTTTCGTCAATAGAAATTGCACCTGTAGTTCCAACTGTTGATCCAACACCAATAACCAAATCATCGGCACTATCGTCTAAGCCAATATAAAAATCTTGTGCGTTACCATCAAATACAATCTTAGTATCTTCTGCTCCAGCGTCTCCAATCGTAAGAGTTGGAGTTGTTCCTGTTAAAGTTAAACCACCATGCAAAGTAGTTAAAAGATTTTCATCTACAGCTATGGCTGGAGTTGTTCCTACAGTTGAACCTAAGCCAATAAGAAGATCATCAGCAGAATCATCTAAAGCTATATAATAATCTTGTGCATTACCATCAAAAACGATTTTAGTATCTTCTGCTCCCGCATCACCTATAGTTAGTGTAGGGGTTGTACCTTTTAGAGACATAGTTTGAGCAACAATATCACCTGTTGTAGATGAGGCTGCTTGTCCTACACCAATAGATTGAGCAAACTTAATATCTTGGTTTTCGTCTATTTCAATAGCAGGAGTAGTTCCTACGGCTGAACCAAGACCAATAACTAGATCATCAGCACTATCATCTAGTCCTATATAGTAATCCTGAGCATTACCATCAAAGACTAACTTTGTATCTTCAGCAGTAGCATCCCCTATTGTTAGGGTTGTTCCATTTACAGATAAACTATCTGTAACTTGTAAATCTGTAAAAGCATCTAATACGGCTGCACCTGAACCTGCTCCATCTAACTGAACTACCGCTACTTTTCCATTTGCGATTGTTACATTTGAACCTGAGCCTTGAGAGATAATAATATTGTAAGGTCCACTACTGCCTGAATCTGTAGTAGCATTTTCTATAATATGCACTCTTTTCATGGTGTTTGGACCAATCGTTATTGTGCAATCAGAATCTAAAGCACCTGTGTACTTTAAATATATAGCTCTACCTGCATCAGAGCTTCCATCTGCAACAGTGGTTGTATGAGTATTAGCATTAGTAGTAATAGCTTCAGTACCTATTCCTAGAGCTTCTCCAATTAACTCAAGGTTAGTATTGGTAGATGTACCCCAAGTACCTGATTCATCACCAGTTGTTATTTCTTTTAATCGTAAGTTATTTACATAAGTTGCCATATTAAGCTACCTCTTCCCAATTTGGGTTTTGTGTTGTATTTATATTACTATAATTTGGTGTTTGTGTTGTTGTAATTCCTTGATAATTTGATGTTTGAGATGTATCTATAAGACCCCAAACATTAACTATTTGTGTTAGAGCTTGTACCTCTATGCCTGTTGGATTAATTACTGCTGAAGAAATAACTGTGACACTTCCTAAATCAGTCGTACCAGTAAATCCTGTTACAGGTAAAATATTATTAGTTACTAAGGATATAGTTCCTAATGTGCTTGTAGCAGATACGCCTGTAGGAAGTACAACTGCTGTTGCTATTACAATTTCATCACCAAGGTCTAGTGTTGATGCTACAGCAGAAACTCCTGTTACTGCTGCACCTGCTGTAATAGCAGTACCTAATGCGGATGTTCCAGCATTGCCTGTGACTGCAATGTTTGCATCTGCTTTTGCAGTTTCATCACCTAATGCTGAAGTTCCTACATTCCCTGTAACAGCTACATTAGCAATACCAGATACTGTTTCATCACCTAAACCTGATGTAGCACTTAGTCCAGTTACACTAACTAGAGCTTTTGCTATCGCAGTCTCATCACCTAATGCTGATGTACCTGCTAGACCTGTAACGGCTACTAAAGCCTTAGCAATTACAGTTTCATCGCCAAGAGCAGATGTTGCACCAAGACCTGTAACAGATACAAGAGCCTTAGCAACAACTGTTTCATCGCCTAGTGCGGAAGTTCCTGCAACGCCTGTAACGCTTACAGTAACATTTACTATATGAGGCTGACCCCAAGGACCATCACCCCACGAGCCACGCCCCCAGCCGACAGAAGGCATTTGTTAAGCTATTCTAATTATTGCGTTAGATGCGTCTGCTGTAGGAAATTGAATTGTAAAATCGCCATTAGTTGAAGTTTTATCTCCACCAAAATCTAATACACATACTGATGGATCACCTGAAGCTGAATCATTAAAGATAAGTGCTCCTCTAGCTGTGATAGTTGCGGTACTAAATGTTAAATCACTAAAATCAGTTAAAGCAGTTGTACCTGATGTTGTAGGATCAACTCTAGTTAAAGCTGCACCTTTAGCAGTATATCCAGTTCCACTAACTTCATTTGAAGTTGTATAAGCAGTTGTAGCTGCACCTAAAGAAGCACTACTAGTATAGAGTGCTAAATTAAATGTGCTACCACCTGAGTTTTTAAAATTATGCACTGCCTCTAAAAGTTCTTTTTTAAATGAAGTACACATAGCTTGCGAAATTGCCATTAGATTCTCCTAATAATATCAGCCATTTCCTTATGACCTTGTTTTTCTAATAAACCAGCTACAGTAGCTCTATCACTGGCTATAGCTTGTTTTACATATAATAATACAACTGTTTGTATAGCTTCTTTAAATGCCTTTGCCTGTGCTTGCACAACAGGATCAGCATTATCACTGATACTAACAATTTTACTTACTATTCTTTCTGTCCAATATTCAGGACTTAAACCTGTATTTTCTGTAGTTTTTACAGTTACACTACCTACGATAGGGGTTGAATCTACACTTAACATTATGTCCTCTCTACTCTAACCACATCATCTCTGTAATTATCTACTGTATTATCTCCTTCTCCAAGATTTTTTAATCTAGCTAGTGCTTGTAAAAATCTTTGTTGATATAAAGATATTAAATCAGGCTCACCTTTCATATAGATATATGCCTCAAGCAATGAACCATATAATAAAGCATTTTCTGCATTATCTGAAAGCCATGTTGTTCCACTATCTGCACCTGCTGTAATAGATGCTGGTCTATAAAAATAGTGCAACTCAACAGCATAACTGCTATCAGGAGTTGGTCCTATTATAAAACTACCATCATCAAATAAAGCATAATGCTTAGGTGTACCTGTTGTAGAACTATTTGGATATGCTTCTCTTATAAAATTCACATCTTTAAATAATAAAAAAGTTTGTGATCCACTACTAGTAAATGATAAAGAAAAGTTATCTAAAAAATCTGTTGGCGTAGCAAGATACTCATTACCTGATGTTAATGTTCCTGATACATTTTTTCTAAAAACAGGAAGTTGAATTGTTTTTAAAATTCTTTCTTCTGCTTGTTTAATAATACTAGGTAAATCTGAAACAAACTGTGTTTCAGTATTTTGTAAATAATTTTGTATTAAACTTTTTAATTCTGAATATGTCATATTAACTAATCACTATTTTAACTGTACCAACACTGCCACGCATTATTATTCCTGTGCTAGTTACAGGATCAAATCCAAATAACTTAGCAGACTCCGCTTCTCCTGTATCCACTCTAGCATCATATAAAGCCTGTGGATCAATGGTTGATACACGATTTACATCAAACTGTGGATGATCAGGATCAAAACATTCAGGACATACTCTTAAACCATTTCTAGTTTTGTTTTCTGTTTCATATTTAAGTTCATTTAACTTATATGTAAATCCACATCTATCACAAATACCTAATGCTTTTCTACCTTGTGCGTACATATTAGTTATAAAAACTATAAGGAACAAATCTTACGGATGCTCTTTCTCTATCAGCATCACTAACTTCATTCCATAACTCTAAATACCTTTGTCTAATCATTGGAACTTTTTGCATAGCTTGTTCTTTTTTACAAGCTATATTGTATGCCAATCCATAGGTCATACAGGGCAAATACTTTGTTGGCACTCCTGCATTATTTGATGCGGGATTACCTGTGTCATCTATTTTTTTTATATAGTAGTAAACAAGTGTATAAGTATCTGCACCATCTGGAGTGTTCCATAAACTAATTGATGGATTATCAACACCTTTATCTAAGAAAAATAAACTTGGTTTTCCTTTTGATAGTTTATTTGCTATGTGTGTATATTCACTTATAGATATTCTTCTAAGGTTTTGATCAAACTGTTTTGATGTATCCCCTGAGTCTGTTCTTATAAAAGCCTCTATGACTTCAATAACATTAGTAGGTAAATCATAAGTTGATGTACCCTCTGTTAAAGTTTGTGTTCCTGACTCAACAGAAAATAAATTTAATCCTTTGTTTTGCCATTCAAGAAATAATAAATCTAAAGCTCTCCTAGCTGTTCTGTAGTCATAGCCTGAACGCAACTCTAGTCCGCACAACTCGTATGCTTCTTCAATAATATCAGATAAATCTAAATTAAATGCTGTTGTACCGCTACTTGCCATGCTTTCTCCTAATAGCTTCCTTGCCTCTTTTTGCTATAGCTGCTTGTGCATCTTTACCTGCAACCTTAGCTCTTTGTTCCATTACAGTTAATATTTGTATTTTTCTAGCAAAAGATTTTTTTATTTTTTTAACCTTAGCTACTGTTTCTCTAGCATCAGCAACAGAAGCATACTTAATACTTACAGTATCCTTTGGATTTTCATCGGTATAAAGTCTGCGACCTGAACCTTTAGGTTTTTTACCTGTTCCCACTTTTGGGTCTTTTTTGCTTCTCATTTGTTCTATGTGGAACCTTATTCTTTTTTGATGCTGGTGCTTTTAGTGTGCTTTGTTTAAAAGCAGTTCTGGACATTACCATTTGACTTTATCCGCCCAATAAGCTGCTGACATCTTACCCTTCTTGATGTTCTTACCATGTCTGGCTTTAAAAGACTTTCTTTTAGCTTTCATGCGTTTTGATTCACCTTTCTTGGGCTTACCAGCAGTTCCTGATAATGTTCCAACCTTTTTGCCTTGCTGTCCAAATCTAATAGTCTTTATCTTGTCGCCTTCTTTTGCGACAACTATATGGGACTTCTTAGGGTGATTTGGGGTACGCTTTGGTTTGTTGTACCCCGAAACACCTGCCCGTTTTAATCTTGAGTCTTTGGAAGCTCGGCTCACTAATTATTAGACTCTACCGCCAGTTTTCTTTTTAACAAGTTCGTTAAAAGTAGGAGTCATCTTAGATGACATTTTAGACCCTCTTTGTGCGGCTGTTTTACCACCCTTCATTTTTGATGAGTACTTGGTATTTTTACCACCTTTCATCTTTGATGAGGATTTAGTAGTTTTACCGCCTTTCATCTTTGATCCGTATTTGCTAGTTTTTGCCATTCTTTTTCACCTTTTTTGTTGTTGATTTTTTAGCAGGAGTTTTCTTAGCAGTGGTTTTTTTAGCAGGGGCTTTCTTAGCTGTAGGCTTTAATTCCTTCAGCATAGCGTCAGCTTCCTTTTCTCGCATAGGACCAGCTACTAGTTCTTCTCCATTCCAAATTAAAAATGCCGGATCACCATTAACAAAGTATCCGTTTTCTTCTTTTCTATAAGACATAATTCACCTTAATCGTAAGATTTAATACAATGCAACACGATAAGATATGTATCTCCAGAACTATGTCCTGTAGTTGTAAGATTAATATCTCCGTTTTTGCCTGAACCTGATGTGTTCTGCAATCCACCAAAAGGTGAAAAGTCTAAAACACCATCAGCACTTGGGTTTAATTCTAAGCACAATGTATCTGATGATGCGTTCCAAAATAAACCTATCTTAGTAAATCCTAAAATAGAGTAATAAACCTTTTGTAACTTAACACCAGAACATGCTTTACCATCTAGCGTACTAGATTTTAAAGCACTCACATCAACTTTAGCGACAGCACTTTCACCTGTGCCATCGCTAACATTTGTAAGCTGTACTATAAAATCTTTATCACTATCTAAAATAGTTGTAGATGTTACTGCATCAGCCATAATTTACTCCTATTAAGGTTGGTCAGTAAATGCTGGAGCATCTGCACCTTCTTGGTTACCCCAGATGTACCAGTTAGTTGAATCTTTAGCTAAGATGTTGATTTCAAATAAACCAAAGTCAGTTAAAGTAAGAATAGAGTTTGAGTTACCATCAGAGTAAACAGAAACATTATCTGCATTAGAATCTAGGTGAATGATTCCACCAATGAAGAAATTAGTATCTGAACCTGTATCAATGATAAGGTTTTCTGTTTCTTCTGCTGCACCACCATAAATAAGTTTAAAGTACACACCAGCAGAAGGGCTTGGTAATGTAAGAGTTCTGTCTGCTGTAATAGCTGGAACTACATTAGTACGACCACCATTTGCTGTTGCTGTAAGTGATGTATCTGCATCAGTTAAAGCTACAGGTGTGACCTTCATACCATCACCATCTAAAGTAAATTCAGTAGTAATAGCACCTGTTGTTGAATTTTTTGAAATGACTGTAAAGCCATTCTCAGACCTAACTGGTCCGTTAAAAGTTGAGTTTCCCATAGTTGTTACCTATAAAATTCTAGCGTCTTGGTTTGTCTGCTAGGTCAGTCGCTAGATTAATAAAATCCCTAGATACGAAAAAAGGGGAGCATTAGCTCCCCTATAAGTTTAGCTTGAACCGGGTGATCCGTAAATACCAAGAGGATCAGATACACCAAATGAGTATCTTTCTCTTGCTTTATACCTCACATTACCAGTATCAAAATCACCATCCATAGAAGTTTCCATTCCAGTTCTATTGAAATGTTTCATTCCATTTGGAACATCAGTGATTATGAAGAAAGCATTAGTATCGGTTAAATAATGGTTAACCATGTAACCTTCAGGAATAGCTCCGTTAGTTACAATAGCGTTAACATCATTATCTGAAGTACCAACTCTAAATTGACTTTCTAAAAGTCTTGTCGCTGTAAACTGCAATGCAGATGGAACGATAAGTCTTTTTGGTCTAGCTGCAATTTTAAGACCTCTTTGATCTTTAAAAGCTGCAATTTCAATAATCGCATTTTCTAAAGAAGTTTCATTAAGGTCTGCTGCTGTAGCAGGTCTATTAGAGTTTTTACCACCATTTACTAATGGGTGACCATCACCACCAGTTACACCATCTCCATCAGCAGTAAATAAGTTTACGCCATCTCCAGATTGGAAACTGTTAGTAAACCCATTATTGAGTGGATTCGCTGCTTTGACTTGCTTAGTGTAAGCCATAGCTCTTGCGAGTGCTTTAGTATATCTAGCAGATAAAGAATCGTAGAGGTTATCTTCGATTGCTTCTTCTGTAATAGCAAAACCTAAAGCAATGGTTTCGTGGTTATATCTTGCTGTAAAGCTCTCTTGTGCTGAATCATAAGTGATTGCAGAACCTTCGTCTTTAACAACCGCCTGACCAAATCCACTTAACTGAACTTCTTCTTCGAATGAACGATCTGAATTTTCAGTCTCATAGATCATGGTGTGCTCGTCTTCGTACTTTTCATACTCCATCCCAAACAAAGCGTTAAGTCCGGGTAGGAGTTCTTTTAACATTTGTGCTCTTGAAATAGCCATATTATTCTCCTAAATTAAACGCCAGTTGTGTTATCGAGTTGATGTCCAACATTAAATTTAACGATGACATCGGTGAAAGAATCACCAACAGAACTATCGGGTCCGTCAACGAACTCCATAATTCTTAATGGTAATGTATTGGTTGTAGCAATGGTAGATGAATCTACTGCATTTTTACTACGACCAATCGTAGTGCTTCCTGCGGTTTGCACCACAGCAACATTGTTACCTAAAGCTGTTTGTGCAAGTGACGCATCACCTTGCATTTGCATTTCTAGGTAAGGATCATCAACAACATACGCACTAATATCACTAGCAACAGTTGATGCTGGATATGTCTGTGAGAATGTTTTTTGATTTGTATTTGGATCAGTGTATGAAACACCTACAAATACGCCTATGGGAGTTAATGAAGTAGTGCCGGTATCTTTTTCAACAGTTCCAGAACTTACTATCTTTACAAAATCTCCATAGAATATAGCGGTACCATAGTTGGAGGCTATTTTATAGTGTCTAACTTTTCCTGTGAAGGAACCGCCAGAACTAATACAACCTACAGGCTCGGCACCCATTGGGGTAGCTGAACTAGCCATATAATTCTCCTAAAAGAGGTTAAACAACAGCCCCAAGTAAAATATTAAGTGTTACTTAGAGCCACCAAATGTAGTCCTACTTTTGCGATCTGGTTGTAACAGAGGCATACGAGGATCATTTTCTTTCATAAAGTTATTGTCAACGGCTTCCATTTGCTCTGCGGACATCTTTCTGTAGTACTCATCTCTTTGCTCCATAAGCTCTTTTGGAGCTTTACAAAGTAAAAGACCGCCTACTTCCAAATTACCTTTACTAGCCCACTCTGAATCCACATCACAAACTAAGTGTAGTTCAGGGTGATCCTCTGCTTTCACAGGCTCCCATCCTTCTCTAAACTTAGAGCTAACATTAGTATTGTTAGGTTGCCCTAAAACACTTGTAGCTACCCACCTAAATACCCATCCGTCTTGCGGTGTGGGGCTAGGTAGTTTCGATTGTGGTTCCCAAGATTGGGTTCGTGCAGAAGCCTCTCTGGACTCCGTATCTCTTGCTGCTCTAGTAACTTCTTCAGTTACTTTATTTTCATCTGCCATTATCTATTCTCCTGTGCGAGTTGTTTGGCGTATTGCTCTGGTGTTAAACCCAAACGCCTTGCGAGGGCGACTTGAGTTGCTGTTAACTGAACTTTGCGAGGCATAGCACCATTATTTCTAGTTGCAGGTGCTACAACATTCGATGGCTTTTTTGAGGTCTCAGTTTCCACTTCTTCCTGAATTACTTCAGTTTCAGTGGCTACAGCACTTGGTTTACCCTCATAAAGCTCAGGAAATCTTTGGCTCATTCGCTTATCAATTTCCTCGTAATACTGATCACTGTTAGGATTAACTCCTTCAACTTTGATTAATCTCTCATGGATTCCATAAGCATAACCTGTTGCTTCAGGATAATCAGGATTACTAAACCATTTATTATCTTGCAACCATTTAACTTGCCTACTATCTAAGGTTTGTTGTGGTGGTTGCTGAGGTTGTTGAGCAGGTTGCTGTGCTTGTTGTTGCATTGCTTCCTGTTGTTGTTGGTAATAATTTAGCTTTTCTGTAGCAGATTTTAAATCAACTTGTGCTGCAAGTATCTTTTCATTTGCTGCTAACATAGCATCGCTATTACCAGCTTCATAAGCCTCTTTAAACTCAGCTTTAGCTTTCTCTAACTCAGCCGTTGACTTAGCAGAAATTTGCCCTAAAAGAGCTTCTTCACCTTTATTAATTAAAGCTGATAGCCTTTTATTTTCCCCTTGAATCTTCTGAGCATAATTAACAGCTTCTTCTCGTAAACGATCTGATGCTTCTTTAGCTCGTCTTTCTTCATGGTACTCATACTTGAGTTTATCAATTCGCTTTTGAACTTTGTCGTTAATACCCTCTATTTCTTCTTCTACATCATTCTTTGTAGTTTCTACTTTAGGGGGCTTACGATCTTCGGGTGGTCTATCATCAATGACTTCCACCTCGACTTCTTCATTTTTGTTTTCTGTTGAGTCATCTTTGCTTTTACTGATTTGATGTTTGACTCCAAAAAACTTTTCTTCTTTGGAAGTTTCTACAGGTTGTTCTATTGTTTCTACCTGTTCAACTTCTTGATTTGCGGTATTATTTTCAGACATATTAAATTACCTTTACTATTCCTCTTGGGTCTTGAACAACAGCTTCTACACTGTCGTCATTGATTAAACGAAATTCTTTTCCATGCACCATAAATCTAGTGCCTGAATAAGAACGCATAATAATCCAATCGCCCTTTTCACAATAAGGACCATTTGGAAATCTGTTCTTATCTTGATAACAATCATCACCCATTTCTAAAACAAACCCAATGATAGAACCAACTTCTTCCACTCTACGAGTTTCAGATGCTTTAATAATTCCACCTTTGGTAGTTTCTTCTATATCGGGTAATGCGATTAGAATTTTGTAACCCTTTGGAACAGGGAGTTGTTTAGCTTTGTCTGTTGCTTCAACCTCTTTGGGTTGAGTATCCTTTGCAGGTTCTGTCATGTTTTCTCCTTTGCACTAGATTAAGGTCTAGGTCCTTGCGTCAGTTTTGACGATTTACTATTTCTAGTAGATCGAGTATATCTCTTTCTACTAAGGCAAGTCCAGATATCACACCTGTTAGATATCTGTATTCCTCAAAATTTTTACATCCACCACCAGATAAGTGATCAGCATGTTCATTCATATGCTCACGAATCTTCTTTTGTATAGCTTCTACTATATTTTCAGTTGATCCACTCACTCATTTTCCAGTAATGTTTCTGCTATATCTCTACCTATCTTAGCACCTTCTATTTGTTCTTTGCTAGATATTTTTTTATTTTCTGTAGCAGCTTTTAATCCGATGTTAGCACCCGCTATGCGTTCTTGTGAAGCAATTCTTTCTTTCTCTACTTCATTAGTTGCTTTAGCTTTCTGTAAATCAAGAGCTAGTTTTTCAGCATCAGCTTTAATTTTTCTTTGTACTTCAGCTTCTCTAATATCCAACTCTCTTTGTCTTTGTTGTAATACAGGGTCTTCTAACTGTTCTCTTATTTCTTCTTGTCTTTCATCTGCTTGACTTGTGGCTAATACTCTTTCAGCAGCTTCAGATACAAGTTCTGATAAACGCAGTTCAATATCTTCTGGTAGCGGTTCATCAGGTGGTGGTAGCGGTGCACCAAGTTGTTTTTCAATTTCTTTACGATATTGAAACGCTATATGTTCTGTCACATGCTCTGTAAAGGCAGCTAAGATAGAGTTAGCATTAGGACTTTGTCCTACCATTTCTCTCATCTTAGGATCGTTCATGGCAGCCATATGCACTTTAATATGTGCTTCGTGATCCTGATACATAAACGCTTTAACAGGTTTTCTGTTTAATAAGTTCATGTTTTCTGATACTGGATCAGTTGGTGCTATCTCAGTTTCAAGCGGTACAATCTTATCTGCATCTCTTATGCCTAATACATCCAACATCTGTCTATGGAGTTCTTCCATGTTATACATCTGCGGTGCTTGTTGTGATAGCTGTAGTGCAGCTTGATACTGCATAATCTTCTGTGCTTTTGTAGAAGCATTGGGATCAGATACAGGAATTACATCAACCCTGCCATCAAAATCATCTTTAATTAATTCTTTACCCTTAATGTTATAAGGATACTCTGTAGGTCCATAATCAAAAATAATCTTAGATAAAATTCTAAGCTCATGCTTCATAGAGTTATGAATCCTGCTTTGTACTGATCCTATAACTTTTAATGATCTTTCTAGTAATGCGAGTGTGGTGCCGACTGGAGCTTGATTATTCATGTCTGAGACTTTCATATCAGCCAATGAAGCAAACCTTCTACCTTCTTCAACTAAATTTTGAAGTAGGGAGTATAAAGTAGTAGAAGGCTCTTTGTAGGGGAGAAAGGTAATATTATCCTTTATCGCACCACCCGGCACATCCACATCACGAAACTCTCCGGGCATGATAGGTGTATCATCGCCCTTAATTCTTAAACCTCTTGATTTTAAACCACCCGGCAGGTTAGATAATGTACCTGCATCAACAAGTTGTCTTAATAAACTTGTAGCTGATTTAGCTATGCCACCAATTAAATGTATTAAACCAAACCCATAGAATCCCATTCCGGGTAGGTATTGATAGTGAACAAAGTGTTGTCTGCGTTTCTTCAAAGGATCATCTTCAATGTAGTTCCTTCGTATCGCTAATATCTTGCCTGATTGATAATCTAAGGTAACAACATAAGGTAATGCTATACCTGTAACTTCTCCATCTTTTCTATCCTCAAAACCTTTGAGGTCTAAATCCACCATCATTTCTAAGATGGTGTGACGATTATCGTTCTCGTATGATTGTCTTTCGCCTGTTAGTTCGTTGTACTTTGATTGAATTTTAGTTAAATCATCTGAAGGTTCTTGTAAATCTACATCTCTGTAAAACCCTATAACCTGTAGCTTTTTAATATCATTAGTGCTTTTCTTCATTATGTGAGTAGCACGATCACAGGTTGTTAAATCAGATGCACCATAACTAACAACAAAATCTTCTGCTGGGACAAACATACTTGCAGGTCTGTCTAGCATAGGATCAAAATAAATCTTTCTAAAAGCAGAACCTGCTAACGGAAGATTAAATAAAAGTTTTTCTGTCTCAGTACGATACTCTGACATTTTATCTGTCAGCAAGTAATTAAGGTAATCTTTAACTCTAACAGATTGATCCTGACTCTCTTGGTCTATCTGACCTACAATCCTGACATCTACAGGACCTTTAGCTGGAAATAACTCAGTTATAGTTTCAGCTTGGAATCTAACCACAGACTCTGTTAGTAATGGGTGGAATACACCACAAGCACCCTGCCAAGGCAAAGTTCTTTCTTCTATCTTTAGCCCTAGTTGGTCTAAACCTTTAGTGTAAGTATCTTCCCAATCTTTGCGTGATTCTTTATCAGAATTAAAATACTGTATTAGCTCTGAAGCTAATCCTTCTAGTTCATCGTCTTGCATGAACTCAGCTATGTTGTCGCCAAAGTTTGGGGTGCCCAACTCAGCACCTTCTTCAAAATCTATAATCATCCCCCCATCCTCAGTCAGTAATGCGACCTCATCAGGGTTAGTTACTATAACTTCTAAAGGAGAATCCTTAACTATCTTGTCTGGGGTTTTTAATGGTTTTTCTGCCATTCAATCTCCTAATAATAATTCGCTTCTCTTGGGGGTAAATCTTCGTCTGGCTCGTCAGAGTCTAAACCAATAAACCCACCTTGTCTAAATCTAATCAATGCTTGTGTAGATGAATCCACTAAATCGTCATGATCACCAGACGGGAAAGAAGCAAATTCTTCTATTACTTCTTCTGCAAACTTCCTTTCTGGTGACCATACGATGCCTGAGGCAAACAGATCAGCGACAGCATTAACCCTAGCTATTTTATCATTTCCTCTGCTTGGGGTGTATTCTGAAACAGGAATACCCATTTGTCTTAGTTCAAATATTAAAGGCATACCTGCTGCTTTGGCTTCAACAATAAATGCTTCTGGTTGCCATAGCTGATACATATCAAATGCTTTTTTCTTTAGTTCAGGAAACTCCAATCTATCCTTGAAAGCATCTAATAGTATCACTTGGGGTTGTGTTACCCCCGTGTCGTCTGGTTGATAGAAAACACCCCATGTCGTACAAGCTGAGTAGTCTGAACGCTGTGTTTTTAAAAACGCAGTATCCCATGACTGTATAACAAAGTCGCACTGTGGGGGATTGTCGTACTCCCAAACACGCCACCATTCTCTTTTGATGATGGCTGATTCTTCTGCGGTAGGGTTCTGCTGATATTGAGCAGACCATTTAGCTAAAGGCAGTTCTGCTCTTAGCTTTTCTAATTCTTTAATATCCCAAAACTCTTGCCACAAACTTTTACCTGAGGGCAAGATAGCAGGGAACTCTATAACTTCCCATTCATCAGAGCCGTCTCGTTGTGCAGAGGCTTTAAGTATTTGTCCTGTTAAATCTCGTTTATGCCACCGAGTCATCACAATAATGATTGCACCACCCGGCTGTAAACGCTGTCGTGGTCCAGAAGTATAGTATTCATAGACCTTATCAAAGACAGAAGCATCGTTGCTTTGTCCTTCTTGTTCAGAGTGTGGATCATCTATGATTAACAAATCCGCACCTTTACCAGTCACAGCACCGCCAACACCAATCGCAAAGTATTCTCCGCCCTTATTGGTATTCCAACGACCTGCTGCTTTAGAATCGGATTGCAGTCCTACATCGGTAAAAACTTTCTTGTAATCATCTGAACCTACAAGGTTTCTAACCTTACGACCAAACCCCACAGCTAATTCTGCTGTGTGAGCCACCTGAATGATCTTCTTCTCAGGAAAACATCCTAGAAACCATGCAGGTAATAAATATGAAGCAAACTCAGACTTCGTATGACGAGGGGGCATATTAATAATCAGACGCTTTAATTTACCTTCCTTAACTCTATTAAAAGCATCAGACATAATCTTATGGTGATGTCCTTCAATAAAAGCAATCCACATCTGTTTAACAAACGAAAGGAAGTCATCTTTACAACCCTCTTTCATTTTAGCCTTCTCGTAGTCAGAGAGCAGTTCTAAGAGCATCTTCTGTTGCTCTACGGGTAATTGACTTAGTTTGCTTAAATCAAACAATGGTGGCACCTCATCTAAACAGAGAATAATACATAGTGTAAGGAGTATGTATGAGGTATGACAAGATGCCACAAACTTTTCCTAGTATTAAACTAGGTAGTATTAAACTATATAAACTAAAACTTAGTTTTAAACTAGCTAGTTTAATACTAGTTGATCTGCCGATAGCTCTCCCTATTATGTGCATACTTTCACATCTTCACTTGTTCGTCAACATTTATTTCAACTTTTTTAAAAGGGCTTCTTCTTGTGCTCATCACAGTACGCCATTTATTCGGTTGCATAGTAACCCACCCATTATCTTCTAATCTCTTTAACATAGCGTGTACTGTGCTCTTAGATGATATTCCTAGTGTGTAAGCTAAAGCGTCTAGTGATGGTCCACAATTAAATTCTTCCCAGTATGCTTCTATCGCTTCTAATAACTTTAATTGTTTCTCTGTCATAGTATATATGTATGGGGTGTATGGGACCCACGAACATTATACGAACATTCTAAAAAAAAAGCTATCTTTTAGTGGGTCGGAAAAGAAAAAAGGGGGTACCCCTATAAAAATTATGAAATTATTTGTGCAAAATAGTATGTACCCGACAGTCAGACAAAAAAATTATATGGGGGGTTGGGGGTAGGTGGGGGTTATATATAGTGCGTTCTTGCGTGATAGTGAGTACTTACTTTTTATAATACAACTCAACTGCCAAACATCTGTTGAATCTTCTGCTCTAACTCAATCCTGATCTCATCGCTAGTCTTATCATTGGTGATGCTTTCAACTCTCTCTGTGAATAGTGCCACTTCTGATACCTTGCCTAACAATTCTAATGCCCTGATCCTAGCTGATTCATTATTGTTTGTATCAGTAGCTTCTGCTTGTAGCTGTTCCATGATGAACTGTCTTAGAGAGATAGCTGAAGTAACTGCATATTCATTCTTACGCTTGATTCCCTGTTGTATCCTTTGGGATACCTTAGGGTTGCTCATTAATTTACTAGCCTCTGTCCATACGCTACTGTCCTTCATATTCTCCACGCTATATGAATCCCTGTATGACTCACTTGCTGTCTTACCTGAAATAACACCCTGACAAAACTTTTCCTGCTTGGGAGTAAGCCCTGATATGTTAGCTACTTTGTTTCCTGATTTACTCTTATCTTTACTCATATATCTATGTATTAACGGATTAATATTTAATTTTTTTTATGTGCCTATTGTTAGTACTTACTATCATGTAATAACTATTATCCGCTTACTTCGTAAGCAACACAACCTTTGGTGGCGAACATTGGTAGAAATTATTTATCATTTTTTTCTTGACACTTGTGGGGTAAAGCCTTAATCTTTGTCCTGTGTTTGGGGTTGTCGAGGTTTTTCTCCCCTCTCCAAACCGCCCATAGTGGGACTGCTTGTGTCCCCTAGAGTGAGTCTCGCAACGATGATCTCACGATGTTGGTTGCCTAGAGTAGCCATCGCCACTAGGGACTCTACCGCAATGAGGTAAACTAGGAATCCTCACCACGAAAAATCCGCCTTTCAAAGGTTTGTGCGTTTACCTAGTGTCCTGATAGTGTTGGTCACTTAGGCTCAATACTGCGATTGTGGGTTAGTAGCGTTTCCCCCCTCGCAAGTTTCTAAAGCTGATTTGATCCCTACTGAACACAAGACAGGGTGTGTCAACGATGAGACAGTCTTTGATTGTCTTTGATGTGCTAAGGGTTGCGGTGTAGCGTTGCTTTTCTCTAGGGGCTAAATTGTGGCGTGTGTAGTGACCTGATCCCATGTTGAAATTGTCTTGATAA